TCAAGCTTCCGACGAAGCTCTGTTAGTACACGGTCACGATGCTCCTCGGGGGAAAGAGCTTTTTTTGCGGCTGATTTGCGGGCTTTTTCGATTTCAGACATTTCAGTTTTCCAACTTACTGTAGAGCCAAGCAGAGGCCCCAAGAATAGCGGTAGCTTCAATGAACCCAAGAGCGCGTTGTGCGTTCGGCTTCTGCCACCATTTTAGTTCCTGACTCTCGTACCACTTGAGTTCCAACTCCATAAGTTTGGTACGTTGGATGTAGTGTGCAGCAACCTGGTCTGCCCATACTTCGATGGCCAGTAGATCTGCATACTCACTTGTTGGAACTGCAATAGCGCTGCACTTCAATATGCCATCTTCGCTCATCAACTCCGCCGGAGCCTTTTTGCCCAGAGAAAGAGGGATGTTGTTCGCGCACTGGTTTACGGAGAGAAGCGGAGCTTCCGGTTTTAACGGAATCTCCGAGGCGAGGGAGGCTGCGACGAAGAAAGTTAAGATCATCTCCGCCTCCGGTTTCCGAGTTTCGCCAACTCATCTTCTGGTGTCGGGCCATCCAACGCTTCCTTTATTTCTTCTTGGGCCTCTTCCGCCTCCTCATCAATCGCATCAAACTTCTTGGCCACTTCTTCGGGCACAACAAAGCCCTCGGGTGCGTCCTCTTTTTTACGGAGGACTGCACTCATAAACAGCGTACCAAGTGCTGTGATGATGACGAGGAGGAGTTCGATCATTCTTCAGCAGCTTCTTCTTCTTCAGCAGCCGGTTCTTCGGCAACCTCTTCCGCCACCGCTTCAACAGCAGGCGAAGCAGACTGCCCATCTACATAGGCTTGCCCGAAGATGTACGCACCGAGAATACCAACGGAGAGTTGGAGTGCTTCAGCCAAAGCGACTTCTTCAGTCATCACTTGGGCAACAAGGGGAAGGAGCGCACCGAGTAGTGCGAACCAGAACTTACGGGATTTCAGTTTTTCGGACATATCATCTCCATCATGTAACAAGGATTCTAACAGTAACGTTCTTATCTGGGCTTGTAGTGCCTGCTGTGCCGCCGTTCGTAGGTGCAGCCCCTGTCGCGAGGCTTGCTGTTTCAGCAACACAAGCATAAGAAATCGCTGTGCCCATCGCTACTCCGCCCATCCATGTGTACTGGACGGATTTTCCTGCTGGGCACATGAAAGAGAAGTCAGGAGCGGTAGTGCCTACAGTTGGGCTCGCGTGGTTGTAGATTTTCAAATAGACCGTAGTGCTGTTCAGCGTATTATCGATATAGGCGCCAAATAGTGTAGCTGCGGCTCCTGTTACGTTGTTCTGCGCTGTAGCATTTGCAGTCGTATCTTCGATAACATCCGTACAGATGTTCGAACCTAAAATGATTTGATTTGCAGTCATTGTTTACCTCAACGCATCACGATGGAAACGCCGACGTTACCGCCAGCGGGGTCGCCTGTTCCCGCAGTACCACCAGCCGTTACACAGCGTGCGGTTATTCCTTTCGTGAATGCAACTCCAGTTGGTAGCTCTACGACACGCCGTGTTCCGTTCATAACCATAATGATGATTACAGGGACGTTAGATACAGAAGCATCTACGGCGTCATAAAGCTTCACAAATGCTGCTGCATTTGATTGATTGTCGATGTCAATCGTAGTCACATCAGCGGGTCTTCCAGCTAAATCAGAAATCGCTGTCGAGTTTAGAGCACTCTCCAAAATGAGGACATTTGGGAAGCGTGTTTGCTCACGGGGAGAAGTAGTCAGTGCCATTGTTTATCCCTGGTCTCGGATTCTTCGGAGGGCTCGTTCTTCAGCATATCGCTCTTTCATCGCAGTAAGTCCTTCTTCTACCTTGGTTAAGGTAGCAGCCGAATCTTCCTGCATCCGTTCAAGCTTTGTAATGATGTCTACCATCAACTGTTCTCGTTGACGTGCCTGGTCAGCGATAACTTGATCATACCTGTCGCGAAGAGCATGTTCCTTTTCATCTGCTTCTTTTGCTAAAGCAGCGAGTTGTTCTTGGAAGGCGTCTTGCTGTGTTTGGACACGCTTGGAAAGAGACATATCTCTCCAAAGAAGGGAGATCGTCCACATGCCCAGCACACCATATTCAATAAGTGATGATGCAAGATCAGTGTCCACTGTACCCCCTTACCACTTCACTTTGTCAGCCCAATAGGCTGCGCTGCATGCGCCTTTTTTAATATTCTTCCGATGCCGTGCTTTAAAACTTGCTCGTTTCTTTCGGCGAGCCGGACTTGGATTGTCTTCTGTTACAGTGTCTGCACCCTGCTGCCCGAAGCGGATTACTTTAGGTTTCCCTTCGCATCGGGCTACCACTACGTGGCTTTTGCCTGAAGGATGGCCGGAAGTAGCTTTCGGCTTGCCCACTGCACTAACGCCCGCTGATTTTAGCGCGCGTTGAACAGCAGATTTCCTTTTCTTGGCAAGACTCATGGTTCCCACCTTACAAATGAATCGAGGGTCGATTTCTTCCGAGAAAGAGATCGTACCGCGTTTTTAGTATTACCCTCAATGGTAATGACGCGATCTCCTTGATCTGCAAGGACTAAACCACAATGACCCGCACGTGTTGCCCGAGAAGGGTCGGATGACGACCCTGCCCGAGACATGAGAAAAACTTCTCCGCTACGGGAAGTGTGGGAAGAGGCTTCATAGAGACAACCGCGATTCTCTCCCCATTCTTTGATCTGCCAGGCACCACCAAACCATTTTCCGAATGGTGTAGCTGACCATTCTTCCAGGCCAAGCCCTTTCTTAATCCACTGGCTTACCGCAATCGCGCACCAGGGGTACGCAGGCTCTTGCCCAGAGTAGGGGATGTGCCAGAAATCAGCGTATCCTTCCGTTAATCCTTGTACTCGATTCGAGCCGGGAGGATCTTCTGCGACATCCAACCAGCGAATAGCTTCCCCGCATACTGCAAGCGCCTGAAGGGTGCCCGAGAGAAGAAGTGTAAGTTCTCTTTGCCCTTCTTGGGCAGAGGAAGATGGCGCTTCTTGTTCTGCGAAGAGAGCCGCGCTTGTCGCTGGGCCAACCAATCCATCTGCATCGAGGTTCTCGCTTTGTTGGAACTGAATAACGGCTGCTTTGGTAAGTCTACCAAAATCCCCGTCAGCAGTAAGCGGACCGAAGCCTTTTGCATTCAAGGCCCGCTGAACCTTTCGGACTGACCGCCCTTGGCTCCCCATGCGAAGTACGGCCATTTGCCTAACTCGAAACTAATACGAGAGTAATCATCCCCGGTATATCCGTACCAGAATCAAGCTCTTCTACCCGAACATCGTCAGCAACAACGTTGTCCAGGGAAGAGGAGAATGCGGATTCGGCTTGCGAAAGCGTGACTTCATCATCATCGATAAAGATGACTCCACCAGCGTTGTCGCATTGCGTAATATAACGGCGAATAGTCTGCTGGCTCCCGCTTGCGGAACCATACCCACCATAGGTATTAACACCCACTTTAATCGAGAGTTTACTCATTTCTTCACAAAGACCCGAACGCTGCCAGTGACCGTTCGAGTTCCTGAACCGCCAGAATACGCACCCGCCGAAATAAACGAGTAGATTTTATCGGTCGCAGTTAGCGTAGTCATTCCGCTTTTCGTGGTCGTGAGCAGGTTCGTACCCCCACCACCACTGCCTGGATAGTTTGTTGTACCGAGCCAATAGCCCACACCTATCGCACCAGCGGTGCCGTTCGCATGGGACATTTGCTGCCACGTATTTACCGTTAGATCTTGCTTGAACTGGTAGTTCGTTGACCCGTGCGGCGCAGTATCGTCATCCATCTGAACGGATGTCCAACTGTATGTCTGGTCATTGCTGCGAACACTATGCCCGTTCGTATCGCCGTTTGATGTGAAGGCGTACTTACCGGCAATCCAGAATGCGCTGTGCGTACCAAATACCGGAGTCGTATCCGCTGGCACAACGATGAACCCAACCACCACTACAGGCCATTGAGTGAGTTGTGTCTCGGGCGAGCTTACTCGATTAAAATGGATACGAAGGCTGGGCAGGTCTGCAACCGTTGTCCCAGTATCGAAGAACTTGGTGCCGAAGTTATTGCTTGGTCTGTTCGCGGCTGTAGCGTTCGTGCCGATTTCCATCGAGATTACGTTGACATCGGCGCCTGAATCAGACCAAGTGACATCCGAGCCTGTAGAATAGACTGCGTTGGATGTGTTTAGATAGTCGGCTGAATCTGCTGGCGCAGGTGTACTCCCCGAAGCTCTTCCAAAGAACTCGGGGAAAGTACGATTCGCTTTTGGGAAAAGCGGATCAGCCATTACGAACCTGCCGCTTTTTCAAACCAGATAACGTACTCATAGTCATTATCTGCGCCACCATCGAAGCCAGTCTTAAAGTAGACTTTACCTTCTGAATCCGTGTCGAATGGAATCGGCTGATCTGCTACATCATTTGTCGCTGTGGCGACTGCTGTAGAAGCGCCTGTATAGATCTCATCTATATCGCCATTCGTTCCACCAGAGTTTCGACGAACCCGTAGCTGGTAGTTGGAACCACTCCCCCCTGTTCGGACAAACCGAATAGCGAGGAGAAAGTAAGCTTCTTTCTTGTCTGACAGAATAATCGTTTGTTGATCACTCGTACCGACATCAGCCAGCGTGGCTTTCTTGCGCCGGATAATACGACGATTTTGGCCCATAATGACCTCCTATTCGTCGCACTGTTTAGATGGAGACCATGTAGGTAACAATGTCGCTCGCATCGACCGTATCGTTGAACTCAATCGTTAAGGTTCCAGCGATAATGGCTGTTCGGATAACGTGCCGGTCGCTGTCTCCTCCACTTTGGGCGATTGCCGGAGTATTATTAAACTCGCCGGTGAAGCCTGTTACCGTTGCAATAGCATCGCCATCACCGACGGTCTGGCCGACAAAAGGCCCTCCTTCACCCTTCTGGGGCTCAAGCAAGTATGCGCCCGTAGAAGCATGGACCGTGACAACTCGGCCTACAACAAGCATCCGTTCGAGCCCCGAGTTTGCGCTCGCAGGCGTGGGAGCAGAGCCAAAGGTTACCGCGCCAGCCGTAGAAAGCCAAACAGGATCTCCAACGTTGGCAGCAGTGCTTGTATTCGCGCCCGTTACAAGCTTCCAGGGAAGACCTACAGCGACATAATCACCGACCGCTGCTGCGAAGTCAGCAACGAAGAAGGGCCCACGGCACTTGGTAAGATCGTTGTTTGCTGCCTTAACGACGCTCAAAAAGCCGTTTTTGGTTCCCGTAGCGACGAGAATATCGTTCGCAGCACAAGCTTCAGCAACGTAAACCTTCGTTGCCTGGGCAAGAGCTTTATCTACACCGGGTAAAACTTGACGTTGTTTGATCCGCATTTCAGTCTCCTCTTGAGATTTCAGCAGGCGCTATGGCCTGTTTCAGTGGGAAGGTCTACTCGGATTGGTCGAAACCCGTCTGACCAGGAGTAAGATACCCTACGCGCTTCTCTAATGCACGTAAAGATTTCACGCCTGGCTTTGCTGTATACTCCATTTGCTTATCTGGATTGTACTGATACGAGCGCGTAAAGCGCGTGTACTCCAGCATAAACTTCTTTACGCCCTCGGATACATCCCGCTGGATTTCAGGGTTTTTGAAGTAAGCTGCGTTCAGCAAACGGGGCAACTCCATACCGATGATTGGTAAGTTGCGTATAGCGAACCGTGTTGCAGCAGTTGCTTGATATTGGCCAGTCTCTGGATCACGGATAATCTGACCCACATCTGGGCCAGGCATCGCATTGAACCTTTGGATCATCCAAGCTTCCGCTGGGCGGATCTTCACCATCTCGTTCGGTGCTTTCATTTGGCGGCTGGGGTCGAGCAGATCTCGGTAGTTCGGG